TGGTCATTAGCAATCAGCTTAGCCCGACTTCTGGCGACACTGAAACGCTGTGCTATATCATTTGTTAATTGCTCTCTATCGAAACCTTTTGCAAAATTATCTGATATGACATTCTGAACCTGGCTGTGCAATTGCTCGGGAATAGATTTGATAAGGGCAACATTATTGTTGATGAACTGCTGTTTGCCAAACTCTTTGCCTGGTGCATTGCTGAACAACATATCTAAATCAACAGTAACAGGCACTCTGGCAGCCTTACCTGCTGCGCGGATATTGGCAGCATACGTTGTATTGAAAAAGCTCTCTAAATCATCATAATGCTGTCCACTGACGTTAGTACCCAATGTTGGATTAAGTAGAAATGGTTCAAAGCTATCTGTTATCCTTAGTTGCCATTCAGTTTGAGTATCAGCATCTGCCGTGTTGCTTTTTGCGTCTTGCTCAATCTTATCAACAATAATATTGATGCCAGCTTGATAATTCTTCTTATCTGAATTGCGCGGTGCAACCCCTTTAACTGCTAGGTCTGCCATTGTTCACCGATGCGCTAATATCTTTGCCAGCAGCAGATGCAATATCAGACGTGGCAACTGATTGCGGTGCTGATCCATCTAATGCCCCAAACTCACCTGTTCCACGTAGAACCTGTCTCTCCTCATCTGGTGTTATCGCACCATCAGCGACTGCTACACTCAATGCTTGAGATGTTTGCAAACTTGCTTGTGCCTTTTGTGTCTCAGATAAATCAACCAAAGATGGAAAGTTAAACTCAACATCAGCATCAAGCCCTAAATTACGCATCAGGAGCTTATCAAGTATTCTATAGATAGGCGATAGCGTTTTAATTTGTAATGAGGCAATGTGTTTTGCATAATCCGTAGCTTCACCACTACCATTTGAGAAAAAGCCTGTGGGTGAATCATTGTAAAACCTGGTCTTTGGAATATCAGCAACGGCTGCAACACGCAACGCATATTTATCAAAGAGTGCTGCTAATCCGCTAAATTGAACCTCAAGGCGCATAATATCATTCTCAGCATCAATCGCACTGATTGAATTAGTATTTAATTTTGCAATAAAATCATTTAATTCACCTTTGATGACAGAACATTCTTTGTTGTTGACAGTGTCTTTAGTCTCACCCGACCTGGCATCACGTAGCCCATCAATCTTCATAATCAACACAGAGGCTCGCTGGATAAGACTGTTTGTATTTGAATAAAGCGAATTTTCAGATATTATCGCCTCAATGGCTGAAACAATTTGAGAAATACCCCACCAATCTGCTGTATCCGCAACTCGCCAGCCAGTGGTACTTAATTGCCGTTTTGAGTCAAGCCGTATGACTCTGCTTGCGTGTATTTTGAATTGTTTTGCAATCGTGCCTGAAATGAACACAAAATATTCCTCAGGTTTACCAAAGCGTGGATTGAGTGCATTACGTTGAAATTCTGAAATTGTTGATTGAAAGCGGTCGTTATAAATAATGTTTCTGAGATCGCCAGGACGTATGTTGTTAATATCTAATGGATTTATCAACAGGTCATCAATGCTAATAATACTCATTAAAGCTGTGCCGAACACTCGTGCAGACTTAATAAACTGTGGCAACATCTCAATTAGCCCTAATCTATCGTATTCATCATCAAGCATTTTAAGTTGATCACTTGGCAAATTCTCAATAACACGTTCTCGCAAGAACATATCATCGACAGGAATATCAATCATTTTCTCGATTGCCCACGATGCAAGATATGACGTTTCTAGTTGCTGTTCATCGTTGATGATAAGCGGTAGCGTAAAGAATGAACCAGTGCCTATATCGTTTGCTGTGCCTTGTCCCGTCCGCAAATTGACAACAGGTGAATTTGAACGCACATTAAACTCCCCTGCTGGCAAAGTATGGTCTTGCATGATCTTTTTAAGACGATTATCAACTGTCTTATTTATTTGAGTATCAATCGTTTTTTGTGTTATAAAAAATGGCATTTTTAAGCCCTCAAGCCTCGTTTTTTACTGATATCATTTTGAAATGAAAGCACCAACGCATCAGCCAAATTTGGACTTACATTATTGCCTGGTGCTTTATCAATCTTCAACTTATTGTCTTGATTGTATTGCACTTGTGATAATTCTTCAACTAGCTTCTTAATAACATCAGTCTTCATGTTGCTATCAAACAATAGAAGCTTGCCGTCATCTGGTATCACGCCGTCCATTATATAGACTAATGTCGCTTCATATCTTTTACGCACATGCCACCAGGCTTGTGCTTTCGCATTCATAAAATATTGCCCATTGCTAATGCCTTTAAAATAATCTCTCTCAACGCCTTTCGGTTGTGCTGCACCTAGGAACGGAATTGTCTGATAGTTGACATTCAACCTTAAAAAATCACCTCTTGCGCCAGCACCAATGCCTGTGGCATCAAATGTTAATGTTGATATGTGATTATTTATTGACCCATCATGCGCCCTGGTTACACTATCTTTAATGTTCGGCGATTTAGACCATTCTTGAATATCAAAAATAATTGACCCTGAACGCAAGCACAATGCGTTACTGTCGTTCCCAGTATCAGCAATATCAAAGCCAGCGCAATGCTCGCCTCTAAATTGTTCAATATCATTGTGCTTGCAAAACTCAACAATCTCTTGTAATCGCTCACGATTGAATAATCGTAATTCTTCGTTTTCAGCTAGAAACTCACCCTCATAAATATGATTATAGCTGTCAATATCAATCCGTTTCTCATGCTCAAGCATATCAATAGCACGTTGCGATAAGTGCTTGTTCTGCCACCAGTAAACTTGAAAGGCGTGTGATTTAGGTGGTGGCTCATTAACATAAAACCGTTCATAGACTGCATCTGTTTTATAACGATGATTCCAAGTGAACACGACCTTGGCGTTGGCTTCACGCACTGTCGGCAATAATATATCCATCACATCTTTCGGTACTGTCTGTGCTTCTTCAATCCACAAGACTTTGAGATTATCAAATGACTTGATTGTATCTTCTATCAAATGTTTCTGCAATCCAGCGAAACAAATATCGACTCCGTTTTTGCAATAGAATTTATTGTTTTTATATTTGAATAAATGCTTAAGACCTAAGTCATTCATCTTGCGTTGTATTAAAGGTGATACCGACTTGTCGAGTGTTTTTTGAAAATGTCTTGCACAAAGAATAGTGCCGTCAATCTTTAATGCTTGTAATACTATCCATTGTGAAACTTCGGCAGACTTTGCAGCCGACCTACCGCCATTAAATGACATCTCATAGAAATCAGGAATATGGTAAAGCGGTGCAAATTGTGATTGTACTTGCCAATCCAGTTTCATTATATCTTTTAAAAAAAAACGAAAGCGTGGCGTGGGATTGCGCCACGCTTTCTATTGATAATAATCAAATAAACGATATAAGAATACAATATTATTTCAAGGCTGTCAATAATAATTTTATCAGTTTTCATGCGAATACTTCTTTTAATAGTTCGTTTATTTTAGGCTTTAGGCATTTGTCAGCACAAGCAATGGAAACATCAGCAACAACATAATTGGCATTCCAAGCAGCATCAGCACAAGATATATATGCACCAATATAACCCTTACAACAGGTAGCAGCAGACGCAGCAGAATCAGCAGAAAAAGAATAAGTAGCAATGGCATTATGCCGAGCGTCATGCAGTACCTCCCTATTTTTATCAGATTTGTCTATCAGATAGCGTTCGGATGCATCGTTGCATTCCTTGGCTTCAGTGCTTAGATGTTCGACTAGCCTTGCACATTTTAAAGCGAACCAGCGTAATTGATTTGTCAACCCTAATTCTCTGGCTAGCCAGCCTATATCATCTATTTTGTTTTCACCACCAATCAAGCTTACAATTGACACAGGGTCATCAGTGTTGTTGGTTTGCTTGATAAACTTCTGTAGCCCTTCATCACAAGCTCTCCAATCTATCAGTTGCTGTTTCGTTATTGTCTTCATTTCCCTTTTTCCTTAATTAATAACAAACAGTTAAGTCGTGTATGCTGCTGTCTTGAAATTCTGCAATACAAATCCCGAATGGGTAAATTTTGAGCCATCTTTTGCACATCGCAATGCGGGATTTGCTCGTAATATTAAAGGATTGCTTTTCAACCAAATCACCATTTTTATGTTCATAAAAAGCTAGGGTTGATATTTTATTTGAAGTCATTTCCGTTTCCTATATACATAACTCACTATTAAGTTATAAATGTATAATACATATATGCTTTCAAGTTGTCAACCATTATTTCAATTTAAGTGCATTTACTTTTAACAAAATGTAACAGACTATTTCTTAGCTTTCTTAGTAGTTTTTGTAGATTTGGTTGCTTTAACTCGAATATCTTTTGGCTTTGAAATGTTTATTTTAATCTCACTGATATTATTATTATCGTTGGCGTTCTCGTCAACATTGTTTCCATATACTTTTGGCAGAAGTTTTGCAGCTTGCCACTTGTACTCATCAGCCACATTCTTAGCTGATTGCACCTCGTTCCTGACCGCTAAATTGTTTTTTACCCTTTCATGCGTTGATAAAAGAAAAATTAAAGATTTATCTGCATAAGAATGAGCTTGTACTTGCTTTGCATCTCGATACCGCTGCATAAATTCATTATTATTAAGCAGTAAATAATAAAACTTTCGCTCACACGGCATCCCTTTATCTTTAAGAATTTCCAATAAAGGTTCACCTTTTCCAATTCGTTCAAGTATTTCATCTTTTTGTTTTGTAAACTCCTTCCTTGGTCGCCCACGTTTTCGTTTAACATCTTTCGGCATGTTTTTTACATAATATTCAAATTTTTATTAGATTTAAGAATTTCTACTACACCTAACAAAAAATCAGAAATACAATCATTAATCATGATGGAAGTATTCGAACCATGATTAATGATTAAATCTTCTAATTGACTATCATGCATTATTTTTTGCAAAAACAAAACAGCTACTGGCATTGTTACATCAACTTTATTACTCATCTTTTACCTCATCATAACTTAACATCTTGCCGTATTTCTGTTTTGCATACTAACCAATAAAAAGTTCAACGTTCGGATTAGAACCAAGATCACCTGTAGTTACAACTCGCAACCAGACATCAGGATTGAGTCTTTGCGGAAAGACACGATTGCCACCTCGCACTGATAACCCTGCAAACTGACAGAGAGGACCACCGACTGTTTGCAGATCAAAATAATCAACGTTATCAAACGAGAATTGAATTGTAAAAGTAGGTGATGTTAGCACTTCAGGATTGATTTGCCAGACATAAAAATTAAAGCTATTTTTTGTCGTGTCATACTGAAACGGCTGAATGCCAGGGCTATTGCCTGTAGCGGTAACTGTTGCCAGTAAAATTAAACTATTTGGTGTCGGCATTTTTATTTCTCTATGTTAACTCTAAAAAAAACAATTATAAGTGATTAAAGCAATAAAAGCAATAATAAAAAAAGCTTGATATTTACCTTAAAATCTGCTAGCCTCACATCACCGATGGCTACCCTAGTGTTGAGCAGTGTGAGCAGTGTGTAGGACTCCTGAGGGTTACTACATATTCTCAACCAGAGTAGACCATTGCAGCCCGTGCGAATGGGTAGTATAGCCTTGGATGTATAGACACCGCACGGCATTATCATTATGCCAGTGTGCCACATGTTTACTGTGATGGGTTTTACGTGAGGCGCACTGACATTCTCTTATGTTTTAAGATTATTAAAGCTTATCAATGGAAAATTTAATAAACTCTTTGCCTTTTGGCACTTTTTCCTTGCTAACGTTCAATTCCCAGATTCTGTTGTCATTGAATCCGTACTTTTTCTGTAGCACGTCCAAAAAGGGTTTTATGGGGTTGTCTATATCTGTGTTCTGAGCGTTGCTAAAGCCCCACGTAATAGTAACCATTAGATATCTTCTCACAGACCCCTAGTTTTGCGCCTAAGAGCATTTCATACTGTTGGTATAGAATGGTTTTGTATCGTCTGCCTTTCCATGCTTGATTCACAGACAGTGGTTTGATTTTGATATAAGCTGCTGTAATCATGGAAAATCAAGACCCTATAAGTAACTATCCCATTGATTTTATTAGTTTTGCCAGTGAAAGTTGATTTCTTGGTAACTGATCGAACGCCGACATGTTATTCACCCGCACCTATTGCGTCGAGCAAAGCCCAACACAATTCATTTCATAAAAACTGCAGGGCGAGATGCGCAAACAAAAGACCATCTCGCAGCCTACCCTACGGTACCCGCTACCCTGCAATTAGAATTTGCAAATAAAATACTTGCTAGGCAAATAAAATGATTTACGATATACAACAACATAATCATAAATCAATTTTCCTCATCTAGCAAGTATTTTATTTATTTAAATATTTTATCACTACACAGACCTCAACTTACGACCTCTGCGCCCTTTATCTTGTTTTATTAATATTTATCTTGTTTCCCCTCTTGATAAGCTGTTGATTTTTAAGGCGATCTACAAATTTCAACAGAGTTTTTTCCGGGAAATAAGGGGTTTTCGACAGAGTTTTTTTTAGGTTATCCACAGGATTAAGAGTCGTTAACTTTACCTCTTGCCATAGGAAAGTATGTCGTGTAAAGTGCTGGGCATGAATCTAAAAGTAACAAAATCAAACGAATTGTTGACTGGTGCTTATCGGCTAACTTTATTAGAAATCCGTATCATTCTGTTTGGTATTTCCAAGGTTAATCCGATGCGTCCGATGCCAGCCAGCCACTCAATCAAGTGCCTGGACATGGCAAATTTCTATAACATAGAAGAAAGTGAGCTTTGGCAACAACTCAAAGAGACGATGAAAAACCGCCTATTTGAACGTAAATTAGTGGTCAAAGATGAGAGAAGAACACTGATATCAAGATGGATCACGGATATGGAGATAGACCATGAAAAACGCGAAATAAGTTACATTTATAACAGCAGGCTAGTCCCACACTTAACCCAGATTGAAAAGACCTTTACGACCTATGGGCTAGACTATATTGCTAAAATGAAATCTATTTATGGTATTCGATTTTACGAATGGTCAATCATGACGCTGAGAGCTGCTGGAAAAAGTGCGGTAAGCTATCGTCGCACAGTGGACGAACTCAAACATGACTTAGAATTAGAGGATAAATACAAACAATTGGCGGACTTCAGAAAGTATGTTTTAGATATGGCGGTTCGAGAAATATGCGCCCACAGTGACATCATCTTTGATTATCACATTGAACGACGAGGACGCACTATCGAATATATTGAGTTTCACGCTAGGTTTAATGCGACCAAAAAACTAGTGGATAGTGCGAAAACAAGACCAGAATCGACAGCCCCAGAGCCAGAAAAAAAACAAAATGCTTCCACCTACAACATGCAAGCGTTTAAGAGCAGCAGCCAAAAAGAAAGAGACGAAGAAGAGAAAAACAGTCGCTTCCGAGAACTTAAAACAGAAGAGGACATCAGAGATTGTCAAAGTGAATATGTCGTGCGCAATAATATTTTACAGATCACCAACCAAATAGATTTTAAAAAAGACTATCTTCATATGCCACCAGTTAAAGATGAATACGAGCGATTAAATACTCTTTTAGAAGCCCTAAAACAGCGTTTAAAACAAATAGAGAGTCCCTAAAATGAAAAAAACATTATCTATATTATCTATGCACGATTTTAATCAATTTGCTCTCGACAAAAAACTACCAAAAGAATCCATTGACTATGCTACATTGTTTCTAGTTAGCCATCTTTGTGAGGAAAACTGTGTTGCTCCTACCTCTATCGGTATCAATCCAAAAGGAAATGTCACCATTGGATGGAACTATACACATCATTTTTTATCATTATCTTTTTTAGAGAATGGGGAAATTGATTTTATATATTTTCATACCACAAATAATCTTAAGCGTAGAGGACGCATAAGATTAGATAATATATCAACAAAGTTTTCTGCCCTGATCAAAAACTTTAAATAAATTAAATAAAAAGGTTGACAACTTGAAAGCATTATGCTATTGTATACATAATTCAGCGATGCAATAATTAAATCAATAATACTAAAAACATGGGTAATAAAAAAGCTTCACGAAGAAAAGCCATCGCTGGATTACTTTATTTTAATAAAAAAATTATGACAAACGAAGATTTTATAAAAAAATTAGTAGAATTACCAACCATTGAAATTATGTTTGCTGAAGTCTTAAAGCAAGAAGGTTCAATGCGTAATGTCTCATTTGCGACAGGTATTCAATTGAGTATTGTGAGTAAATTGGCGAGCGGTAAGAAAATACTGAGACAAGATAATTGGTTTAAACTTATTAAACGATTTGTGCTTGGCAGAGAATATATACCTACGTCTAATCCCTTGCTTATACCGCTATTTAAGAAAAAGCAACACTGCAAATGGTGTGAGATAGCGTGTGACCTAAAGGTTACTACACCTTACCTATTTGGCGTGATCGCAGGTCGTCTCGAAGTTTCTAGGGATTTGGAAGATAAAATAATGACGTTTCTATATGTCGAGAATAAAGTTAAAAATAATCAAAATAATGGTTGACAACTTGAAAGCATTGTGCTACTATTAGTTTAAGTTAATATTTAATTAGGAAACGGAAATTATGAATACAAGTCAATTACAGGAATATGCAGACAATGCTATTCTTTCACAAACAAACTTATCAGAACTCAGAAGCTATGAAGCAATCGATGGAACACCAGTGTTTCGCGTGGAACAGCAGGAGGATTTATCATGACTAATCGAAAAAACCAACAGAGGCACAACATATATTTTGCCATTATTGCGATGGTTTTATGCGTAGCTTAAAGCTACCTACAATTACTACTGAAGAGGAATTACATATAGAAGCTAAAGCCTATGTAGATGAAGTGTTGAAGTTAATGAAGCGAGAGGAAAAAGACAATGACTGAATTTAAAGACAAAGATAAACAAGCCAGTTTTGAGGCTTTTATAGCTGGCTATCAGAAATCCGATCAGTTCGGTATGGAACGCTTTTAGCAGTAGATGATACTGGGCTGACGGTTAAAAATGAGGGGCATACATGCGCTATCCCCTGGAAATATGTTTTTGAAGTAGAGAAACAAGACGATGAGTAACTATTGGTACAACGTTGCAACTGATTTGCACTATGTCACAGGTATTCTAACGCCTATTTTAATGCTGTTGACCGCTGGCAGTGGCGTAGTGGGGTTGTTTTACTTTACCTATTACATGAAATCTACTACCTATCAAACATTATCGATACCTAAAATAATAAATATTTTCAAGCAAATATTTTTTTTATCGTTGTGTTTTTCGGTAATATGTTTAGCAATTTGGGTATTAACACCAGGAGGTCAATAATGACGAAGAATGAAAAATTTATATGGTATCAAAAAGGATTTATGAGCGGTATTGCTGCTGTAAAAACTGGCGATATTACTCTCACATCTTGCGCAAAGAAAGTGTCGATATGGGATTTTTTAGAGAGTGCAGATGTACAACAAGTTATTAAAGCTTGTTTTGAGGAGGTAACTAATGAAAATATGGATTGAAGAATCAGACACATTGACACCAGAAGTTGTTAAAAAAATAAGTGCTACGATTTCTGATGATGATGACATACAAGAGGACTGGGCGCAATGTAGCGACTGGTCTGACGACATTACTTTTGATAATTATAGAGGTGAATAATGAGTAGTAAATTAACCAAGTTTGATGGAAAACAGAGCAGAAACGAGTTGATAACGTTTACGCAAGATCAGCTGGATTTGATTAAGTCAACAATAGCTAAAGATGCTACAAATGACGAGTTGCAGTTGTTTCTATACCAATGCAAACGTTCAGGACTTGACCCTATAGTTAAACAGATTTATTTTCAAAAATACAAATCTAAAAATGGTCAATCAAACATGACTATTATCACTGGCATTGATGGATATCGGTTAATCGCTGACAGAAGCAATGCGTATGGAGGCAGTCATGAACCCATTTATGACGGAGAAATAAAAATCACCGACCGTGGTGCATATGATTTAATCGAAAAAGCACCGCGCAAAGCAACTGTTACTGTTGTAAAATTTGTCGATGGCGTTAAGTGTAAATTTACGGCAAGCGCATTTTGGGAGGAATATTACCCTGGAGGGACGAAAGGTCATATGTGGCGAAAATTCCCATACACCATGCTCGCTAAATGTGCAGAATCTCAAGCGTTACGCAAAGCATTTCCAAATGATCTTAGCGGTCTTTATACGACAGAAGAAATGGAGCAAGCACCTAGGGTTGAAAATGTAACATTGCCCACAGAACTTCTTGTTTATGATGATGCTTCCAAAGAACGTGCCATTAAACGCCTGATGGAAAATCCGAGCAATGTTGAGAATTTGATAGAAAAAATTAAACAAAATTATGAACTGTCTGACGAAGAAGCAAATAAACTTCGTGGTACAGCTAATATGTACGCTAATAAACAATCTACAGAGGTATAAACATGACTGAGTATAAACACATTAGCCAAAATGGCAAAGAGACGTTATTGAAAGATTTAGCTTTACCGCATTTGAAAAATATTATTGCGAAAGCTGAACGGCTGGCAGAAGAAACAGGATCAAAAATGTTCTGCCTTTTTAAGGATTCCAAGGATGCTGTGGTTGACAAAGATAATTTTACAGGAAAAAAATTTTTAAAACTTCTTAAATATGAAAAATATCAAATGTATGTTGATGAACTCAAACGGAGGCAAGATAATGACCAATCTAATCACTGAAATTAAAGAATCAACTGTAGGTTTACCTGACCATAAAGCCAGAAATCTTGAGGCTGCATTTATACCAATGCTAGAGGGATTAAAACATCTTGAGGATGAATTTAATTACATTGCAGGTCAAAGTGAGATAACAAAAGAACATACTCAAGATGCAAAAAAACTGCGATTAGCATATAGTAAAGCTAGATGTCGTGCTGATAAAGTCAGGAAAAAAGAAAAGGCTGAGTTTTTATTGGCAGGTCGTGCAGTCCAGGGTATGTATAATATCATCGCTCATCAAATCATACCGAAAGAAGAAAGGTTAGCCGAGATTGAGAATCACTTTTTAATCCAACGTGAAAAAGAAGTACGAGAACTTGGCAATACCCGACTTCTTCAATTACAAGCTATCGAGAAAAAATATAATGGCAAACTGGCTGATGTGCCATCGATTGATGAATTAGGCTTACTTGATGAGACAAACTGGCTGCGATTATTCAAAGGCACTGAAGCTGATATAGCAGAGGTTGTGGAGCTTGAGCAAGCCGAGAAACAACGACAAGAACACGAAAGAAAAGCAGCAGCATTAGAAGCAGCACGACAACAAGAAGAGCATATTAAACAACTTAAAATCGAGCAGCTAAGACGCGCCCAGGCTGAAAAACAACTGGCTGAGGTCAATGCACAAAGAAAGAAAGAGGAAGCTATTGAGAATGCACATAAACAAAAGCAACAAGCCTTTTTAGATAGTGCGCCTGATGTTGAACTCATCAAACAATTCATCGTTAAGATGACGTTAGCTATTCATAATGCACCGCAAATTAAAGACAAGGGTATGTTACTGTCAGCTTATGTTCAATGCCAAAAGGACATAAATAAGAGCCTAACGGCATTACTTCAATCAACCAACGGAGATAAATAATGATATTTACAATTATGACAAGGGAGTGGAATACAGATTATGTCGAGTGGGAAGACTGGAAGCCTTTATCAAAAGATGGTGTATCTGCTCCATATTTTGACAGCAGAAAAGACGCTGAAAATTATATTGAAAAAATAATCGAGATTGATTCTGAAAACGATGAAGATAGCCTATCTATCCATGCTTATCCAGCTAAACGTGATGATATGTTTTTAAAAAATTTAAAAATAAGTCGCGACAAAATTCGTCTGATCGTTCAGAACATGAGGGAGAATCAGGCTAATATTCCCTCTGGGATTAACTGCCGATGTTTGCAATCTGACCAACTTTTAAATGAGGATAAATAAAATGCTAGTCTTATCAAGAAATGTAAATGAATCAATCATACTGGGTCGAGAATTAATCACAATTAGGGTGCTTGAAATATCTGGGCAGACAGTACGCTTGGGCATTGAAGCACCCTCTGAACTCTCAGTTCATCGTGAAGAGATCTATGATAAAATCCAAAGCCAGGAAGGACGGTTAAGCAAACCGCCTCAGGCTAAAAAAGAATGTGTTGTGAGAACGATTAGCGAGCCATCATTGGGAGACGTGGAACAGAGCGACGGCAATAAGTGAATAATAAATTAAAAATATGGTGTGTCGAATGTGCAACAAAAATAGAATGCAAGCTAGTTCATGGTGATGCCGTTTACCCTCATAGACCAGATTTGCATGGTTTGCCTTTTTGGCAGTGTCCTCAATGTGATAACTATGTAGGGACGCATAA